CGCCACTACCACCTGCTGTATTTTTCAATGCAGTGAATGGGAAAGTGCGAGTTAAACCAGACGCGCCATCGGTAACATCAGCACCGCCAATTTTAACGCGCGACATGGTAAATGCTACAAAGTCAGCCGTTGCAGTGCTGTCTGTTGTTAATGCCACAATGATAGATACTTCGGTTTCATTGATGAAATAATCGCGGAATGTTGCATCGGTAAAGTAAGCACTAAATGTACCTGTTGCGCCCACAACGCCTTGAAATACGTCTGGGCGTGTTAGTGAACCGACTACCGCGTCAGCTACTGCAATATTGCCATTAATATCAAAATCAATTGAAGTAACGATTGCAACAGGTGTACCCGCAACAAGTAACAAACCATTTACACCTGCAGTCACGCCACCTGTTGTAATCGCAGTTGGTGAAGTTAAAACTTGTGATGTTCCAGTAGTGACGTTTAAGCCAACTAATGGAAAGTCAATGGTAGCCATACCGTTTGCAGGAATTTTTACTTGAGCGTTGGTTTGTTTAATATCCTGATAAACCTCTGATTGTGCAACGTCTGAGAACCAATGCTCGACGGTATAATAATCATTTGTTTGGTTTGTTTCTGGTACATAAGTGTATTTGCCCGGAATAGCAACAGTTACACCTGTGACCGATGTTGCATTGTCGGCTAACGCGCTACCGTTTAAAGTTTTAACGGTTAAAGTGCTTGATGTAACACCTGTCACTAACAAATTTTTGTTTAAGTTAGCCGCGTTAACGCTACCTGCTGTAATACGAACCACATTACCAATCTTAATACCAGTCGTTAATGGGTTGCCAGTTTGGAATGTAATAACACCAGTTGATGCAACAATAGTGACTGCTGCGCTGGTTAATGATGAAATAGCAACAAAGTCTTTGCGCAATACTGATTGTAGAAAGTCTTTATATGTCCCAGCCGATAATTCACCGCTTAATGTACCCGTTGATTGTCTTGAGCCATGACGGAAATCAGCAACTTGTTGATCTGAGCGAATTTCGTTTGACTGGAATGTTTCTTTAGTCAAGTTGATTGTGCTTGTGACACGTCTTAATTCTTGACCGCCACTGCCTGACGCAGGTGATCCTAAACCAGTTTGTTTTTTGTACGATACAACTTTTTTAACGCCTTGAGCAATTGTCATTGTGTAGCCTCTTATGAATAAATATCTGCTGAAAAGTAAATTGATACCGGTATTTTATAAAGCACCCCGTCAATTAAAGCCGGTGCGATTGCTGGTGTCTTGTCAATGATAACAGTTACACCACCACTTGTTAAACTTGTACCACGTTTGAAATGATTAACTAGTAAATCAGCGCGGGTCGCTGCTGTTTTTGCGCCTACATTAGCCGGATAGCAAAGCATTACCTGCATAAATCCTTTTATACGATAATGATTGCCGCCTAATGTTGGATTTAACGTATCGGCAATCAGTAAATTAACCTGCTGATATGCTGTGCCGACTACAGGCGTAAAAGGTACATTTTCCCACGCTGTAGAAAGTGTAGGCGTTAGCGCGTTAAGTTTAGTTTCTAACGCTGTACGGATCTCAACTAGTGCCATTTAACAACCCCTCAAATCGTGCAACGTTTATTCTCACCATGCCGTTAGGTGACTTAGAACTATAGCCATATTCTAATCTTTGAATATACGGCAGATTATTAGTTAAGTACACAACACTTCCAGCTCTGTGTGGAATAGCTCCTTGTATTTGTTCATCCGAGCCTGTTTCTGATTCACCGACAAAAGGCGCACCAATTGTGCATTGCCAATTTCCCCGAGCGCGTCCTGTATCCACTGGTGTGTCTTTTCTGATTCCAGTAAAAACACCAAACGTTGCCATTCTTACTTGATCGTCAATGCGGCCATTAACACGCGCCACAATTTGCGACATTGAACCTGTCATTTTCTTACCTGCATTTCATAAAGCGCGGGCAACTCACCCGACCATATATGACGAACCGCCACCACTTGATAAACTTCACTATCAACGGTTACTTTATCGGCTGGTTGCGGTGTTGGTGCACCTAATGCCGCAATAATTACTTTTCTGTCGCCTGCTTGCACAACGCCGCTAATAAAATCTATGCCGTTATAATCTTTGATAACAGCATTATGATTGGTTGACGTTGTTGTACCGCCCGATAACTCGCCTGTTGTTGGATCATAAGTCCCCTCAACAATTGACGTTAGCGTGATTGATTTCCCAAACTTATCAAGCAATTTATCTGCTGTAGAGCGAGCGCGAGCGTCAAGTGTCATGTTCTCACCAACGCGCGGGACATATCATTGCCCTGCTGCTTAAAAAAAACGGATAACATGGCATCGATTTGAGCATAGCGTGTTTGCTGTGGTGAATATTTGTCATATTCAACCTCAATAACATCTACTTTTTCACGAATAACGCCCTGTGTTAAATCCTGCATCAAAATGGCTGTGTAAGATTTCAACGCTAATTCAGCACAAGCATTTTTTACAGTGGTTGGCACAATGTCAAAATCAACGTATTGTGGGAAAACGTTTGCGGAAAGTGAATCAATTAATGGAACATAAAGGCGCGGCCAATCCAGTGATTGTGTCGAGTATCTACGAAAACCTGCGTATTGCAAACGATACTGAGCCACCATATAGTCTGTGGCTTTGCGCAGTAATTGCTCTCTGATTGTATCGCTTGCAATAGCCGCCCATGCTGTGTTTCCAATGTTCGCGTGGTAGGTTGTCGCGTCTGCTACTGAAACGTAGCTTTCAGCGTTTGCCAGTCCAGTGCCATCCTCAACAATTAACACCATTTAGTCCTCCATCCATTCAATCATGCCATAAACACCACTGCCAGAAACCACCGCGTGATCTGCAAAAATAATTAAACCTTCATTTTTTGCTAATATAAAACCCTCATCATTATGATTAAAATCTATTGTTGAGGCGTTACCAGTGAATTTAGAAATAACCGAGCGTTCCATAAAATAAGGCTCTTGGGTAACGCCTGTCATGTCTAAACCCGCTTGATTGCGTAAGCATAGCATTTTGCTAGGTTCGTTTTGGTTATCATATTTTGTTGGAGTTAATTCTGTTCCGCCTGTTGGCGTACCTTTAATGCGAGCAAACGCATAAACCGAATTTCCATTTCCTCCCGCGTCTGCGCTATCTAGCTGAATGTGCATTTTTGTTACGCGTAGTGATGTGTCATCAGTATTAACAAACGCCTGATAAACCGTACCCGCTGTCACGGTGGTTGGTTTTGTTGCTATTTTGCAAACGTAATGCTTCATAAGTCCGCCATAAATAAAGGCGGGGGAACACGAACAGGAACGAACGCGAACCCCCTAGAAAAATTAACCTAGCAACGTAGCAACGTGGTTTGGTTTCCATACTTTTACGCCGTACAAACAACGTACTTCAAGCATAGTTTTCATGTAACCTTTATAGACTGCGATTTCAAATACTAGGCCGCTTGTTGGGTCTTGTACTGTCATCACGTCTACAGCAGAATCACCACCATTAGGCATTGCAGGTGGGCGAATGCCTAACTCAACTGCTGATTTATGGAACGCAACACTTGGTGTGTAATTGTCGCCAATTGTTAACGCATTAGCGTCCGCAATGTTAACTTTTAATCCCGGTGCGCCTAATGTAATTGTGCCAGCAGCAGCAATACCTGCGTTAACAACGTATTTGTTTGTGGTATCGCCTGCAAATGTCACGATGTCACCAGCCAAGACTGTACCGCTACCTGTTTTCAACACAACATCGGTTGAATTAGCAGTGGTCGCGCCATTGGTAACATAAGATGTGCCGCCGCCTTTTGTGTGCGACGTAATACCAGCAGATTCTTTAACCATGATGCCTTGCAAATCAAGCAGCGTGCCTTGACGAAGTAATGCTTCGTTGCCTGCTGTGTTAACTTGTTGCAATTGCGCCAAGTTACGCAATTTAACGCCTGCTGCTGTGTTCATCACTAGGCTGATCTGGTTATCAGTAGGGCAGCCGTTATCAACTAAGATTTGACGCACTTGAGCAATAGTATCGAAGTTAGACGCAAACGGTGTTGTACCTGCTGAACCGACAGCGCGTGAAGAGCCTTTGTAAGCCGCTAAGAATAAATCTGTTTCGATTTTATTGCATAATGCGCGGATAGCTTGGGCGATTTGATCACCGTAAATAGTTTCATATCCAGCACCGTTGTTAACGTGCTTAATATCTTCACCAGTCCACGGAATCTGAACAGACGCGTAAGAATCAAGCGTCATTGTTTTATTATCGACGGTTTGATCTGTACCTTCGGGAATTGTCATTGAAGGAGCGAATGAAGTGTTAACGCTTGGTGTGCGAGTAAATGCCGCACGGATTGTGTCGCCTTTTGCAGCGCGGGTTGTTGCGTCACCGTTAATGGTGGCTGAGGGGATAAAACCAACTAATTCACGACCGACTACGTCAGCCGCTTTGTATATGTCTGCTGCTAGCGAATTTAACACGTTACTCATAATAATTCCTCTTTAATTTGAAGTTTTTTAGCGGCTAATGTCGCTAATCTTGATGCAATGCGCTTTTCAACCCATTCAGGTGATTGCGCTTTACCTTTGTGAGCCACCGACATTTTATCTCTTGTTTCAGCCGATAACACATTTCCTAATGCTCTTGTATTTCCAATTAAACCAGCAGATATTTTTGCTTTTGTTTCATTGTTATATTTTTTACCTAAATTTGCTTTTCTCATATTTTCAATTTGAGATGCAGATTTTTTTTTGCCAATATGTGCTGTGTGCATTTTTAATTTTGTTTCATTACTAAGTATCTTTCCTTTTCCGCCATCAGATATAGCTTTTTTATGCTTATCTGATAGTTTCATTCCTTTTCTGGCAAGACTAATTTTATTTTTTGTTTCGTCTGAGCGTTTTACGCCTATCGCGCTACTTGCTCTAATAGTTGCATTATAGCCTTTATAATACGAATTATAAGCGTCTATAGCTTGTTGTTCATAAAATAATAAATCTTTAGGTTTGCAAATAATAATATGTTGAAATATAAAAGCATCTTCGCCATGCTTATTCCATGAGCGTTGAAGTTTTATTGAATGATGGGCGTTTTTAACTAAAACGTTTTTATGCTTTCGAAAACGTGTTTTAAATGATTTTGCTGAACCGATATAGCATTTACCATTAACAACATTTTGAATTTTATAAATTCCACCAATCATGAAAACTACTCCAGCTAAGTTTAGGAGTAGTTATTATATCATAATTGGATATATCTAGCGGCTGTTTTTTATAAACAATCGCTTAACTACTGCTCTGTAACTTTGCCGCCACTTTTTGCAAAACTTGCACGCTCTGGGTGTGACATTGCGTCAAACGTTGAACGGCTTACAACTTGTTGTCCAGCGTTGCTACTTCCACCACTTGCCCCACCACCATTATTCTGTGGTGCTGCAATATAATGTTTTCCGTCATCACTGGTTGCCCACTCTGTTACAAATGCGCTTAAATCTTTGTCGCCTATAACTGCTTTGCGTGTATCACCATCAATAGCGATTTTCGCCTGTGATGATAACATAGCTTTTACCGCAGGTAAAAATGGTGTAGCAACACCAGCTTTTACAAGTGCATCAGTTAAGCCATTGTCTAAAAGCAATTTAGACGTGAAGCCACTTTCTGAATCTAAGGCGGCTTTAGTTTGCTCAAATGCTTTTTGCTGATCTTTGATTGTTTTTTGTGATGCCGTTAGATTGTTTTCTAACTCATCAATTTTATTTTGTAGTTTGTCCAATTCCGCTGGATCTATTTGCTTTCCTTTTCGTGCTTCTTTCAGCTCTGCTAAAAGCTCACTATTTTTCTTTATAAGTCCGCTTGTTGCTTCATCGACGGCGGCTTTAATTTGCTCTGCGAGCGTTAATTCTTCTGACATTATAAACCCTCTGGGCTATTGGTGCTGACACAATCAGCGGTTAAAAGTTTGGCGTTATCTTAAAGGTGAAAAAAATAACGCCATTCCCCGAGTAAACACATGGCGAGGTGTTTGACGCATTTATACAGCATAAAATAATAAACATCAATTTAAAAAAAAGTGTGTACAATTTAAAAATAGTGTGTATAATATAAACCACTGAAGCAGATTAGCTCAGCAACTGAAATAGGATAAGAAAAATGAGAACATTAAGCGAAGTAGTAGAATTATCAAGCGTAGAAAATTATAACTTTGCACGCGAAATGGTAGACAACGGGTCTTGGACTAAAGGCATGATGAAAGAATATTTAGAAAGCAAATTAAGCTTGATTTTAGAAATCATTATTTAATAATTACGCCCCGCCTAATAAGCGGGGCAATTTAAACGCAAACAGGATAAAAAAAATGTTAGAAATTACAGAATCAATGAAATTAAGAGTAAAAACAGACTGGGAAAAAATTGCAAAAGAAGATTTAATTATTGAAGCAACTGGAACCGTTCAAGACGCTATTTATGCTTACGGTTCTGAGTTAGCCTGCTTAAGACTTGAACACGCTTTTAGATTTACGGATGCTGCTAAAGCAGACTATTCTCAAACGTTGCAAACTTGGTATTTTAGAAATAAATAGGAGGCGTCATGGCAGGTAGAAAAAAAACGGGCGACAACTCCGAACGCGTTACCCGCATCAACATCACTTTAAAGCCTTCACAGATTGAGTGGCTAAAATCACAGGGTTATATTAGCTCAACAATTGCAAAACTAATAGATTCCGCAAAGCCCTCGTAATGAGGGCTTTTTTATTTCTCAATTTTTTTCAATTGTTCAAGCGTTAATTCTTTTCCATTTTCAACAAATCTATCTAATTTTACGCCTGATCTAAATATTTCAGCTTTACCAACACCCAACGCTTCATTTTGCTTTTCATGCGATTGTTTACGCAACCATTCATCATAATTAATCGTTTCGCTGATTTGCCCGTCCAGTGACGAGCGCGTTCCGGCAGGTGGGTCTTTCATACCCATCTCTTTCCATGATTTTAAAACAGGTACGGTGCTTGATCTGCATCGAATGTGAATCGGTGGATATGGTCCTTTACCCAGCTCAAACTTTTGACCATCGTATGACTTGCATAATGTCGTGGTTCTAAAATCCAGCGTGGCTAAAAACTGCCAGCCTTTTATTAAATCGTCATTTGCTTGGTAAAATTCTGACGTTGCTGTGTTGGTCGCGTGTGACATTGCCGTGCTAACTAACGCTTGCGCTTGCCTATTATTTAACGCCATTACGCCATCGGTGTATTGCAACGCTTTTGTTCCGGTGATACGCCTAACCACATCACTATAAGATTGCCCCTCAACTAATCCAATCCTAACCGCGTCTTGAATTCTCTCGTAGCTGTCTTGATCTAGCTTATCAATCCATTCCTTAATCAATTTCCCTTGCAATGGCTTTGATTCAATCGCAGCGAATAACGTCACGGGCGCGACTGCTACCATATCCAAAACAATAGGCGTTGAGCTATCAATGGTTTTAATTTGCCATTCTTGTTCATATTCTCCCGCCTCGTTCATGTGTTTGATTAGCTCTTTACCCATTAACGAATAGCCTTCACTCATAATTGTGCGAACTGACTGAAGCTGCGCATCAATACGCGCAATGCTCCATTCACTATTCATATCCATTGCTCGTAGGCGTGTAACTAAATCTTTTTCAACAACACGCAGCAAATCCATCACTTGTTTGCTGGTTGATGAATAATACCGTTGCAAATAAATGATATGCGCGATTGTCTTGTCGCGTATTTGCGTGTTGGCTGATTCTTCCATTACAACAATCCACCAGTAGCAGGCATAACGGCAATGCGCTCCATCTCATCATCAAACGACACGTCCTGCGTGATAATGTCACCAGCGACTAAGTTGTCGAATAAAGTTTGATGTGATATTGCCCCGCTTTGCCAACTTTTTACTAAACTGTCCAAGTCCTGAGCCGTCATTGAATTAGGGATAAAATCACGGTTTAACTCAACTTTAACATCGCCTGTAATGTTTGACCAATCACGCAAATACTCCATGACGTGCGTTAATCCAATACTAATCGATTGTGAAATTGAAGCAAGCACGCTGTTTTCACTTGAGCGGTGAATATTTGCCGTTTGTGCTGATTCTGCCGCGCGTTTTTCTGGTGCTAAGATTCGCGCTCCAAGCGTTGCCATCATTGCTTCTTTTGAGCGCAACGCTTCACGCAATTCAGCCAAACCTTGACCCGTAAATTCAAGATAAAACGCTTTTGATTGTGGATCTGGTAATAACCATGCCGTGCCGCCACCAATACGCAGTGACGCGCTTTTATCGTCCGAATAATAACCAGTTACTACAGGTGTTGGAAGTCCAGTGAAGTGCAACCCATGTTCATAATCGGCTGTGGTTCTGTAGTGCGATAAATTCACGTCAACAAGATCAAGAAGTGGCGGCTTATCAACACATGGTGAATTATCTCTAACCCCAAAAAACTCAAACGGGATTTTGTTAAGTGGTCGCCCGTTAATTTGTGGGTAAACTTCATCCACTAAAACAAATTCACCGCGCTTGTCTTTGCGGAAAACACGTTGACGATAAACGCCATCAATCAAATCTAAAACGCGCCATTGCGGTTCGCATTTAGATTCAAACTCATCGACTGCAATCTTGTTTTCTTCTTCAAGCACAACCAGCGTTAAATGCTCAACGTTGTTAATTCGCCCAGTTTTCCAGTTAATAATTGATTCAGCATCGTACATGGTCGCGTAAGGTCTTGCGCCTTGCGCCTGTGCTTGTGCAAGCGTGACAGCGTTAACAATGGGTGGAAAATCGACAAGCGCCCCACAACGTCCGATAGTAATGACTTCTTCGGAAATCATTTCAGCGAATTGATGCAGCGATAACCCGCCCATTGTTACGTCTGCAATAATTGAATCCATTGCCGCTGGTGCTGTGATGACTTCGGGCTTAAGGAATAATAAACCAGTCAATCCATCAATCGTTCTTGCTGTAGCGTTGTAATATAACGCGCGTTGCTTGTAAGCGTAATATTCCGCATCATTTTGATCGCTTAAACGTGGAAGGTATTTAATACCATACTCGTGAATCTCGTCTTGCCCTTCTGCTGCGTGTTCGCATCGCTCCCACTGTTCATAATATTTATGATACTCGCTGTTTTTTGTATCGACTGCCATTTTTAAATTCCTGTGATTGCTGCAAATTGCGGTCTATTATTCACTAATGGGTATCTGTACGCAATGAAATAGCCTGTCGCGTCCACAACGTGGTCAAATCCACCAGCTTTGTCAGGTTCGCCTGTTTTTGCGTAGCATTGCTTTTCAAGTGATTCAACAAGTGACGGGCAATAAGCCGCGTTAACGAAATAACGCCTTACGCCTTGATTATGAATCATAGCATTAACCGACAATACGCGGTCTTTGATAAATGGATTGCGTGAATTAACCAGCACCTGCAAACCATACGAGCGCAAAATACTATGATCTGATTCACTAGCGTTGTTTGACTTGCGAGCGTTACCGCTTGCGTCTGGATAAATTAAAATACGATGTGACGAATATTTTTCTTTTAATAGCCGCGCCATTGTTGGCGTATCAAAGACCCCAGTAAATTCCATAACTGCGTGAACATTATCACCACGCACAACATGAATAACAGCAGACATGTTAGCCACGTTGAAATCCAACCCGCAATGCAGCACATCATCAGGCATAATGCTTTCACAGCTTGTATTAAGTTTTCTGTCAAATTCATGGTAAACGCTGCCTGCATTTAAATTAACAAAATTGCCATCAAGATACGCGGATAATTGTGCGCTGCTATACGTTGCCTCAAGCTGCTTAATGTAACCATCGGGCAAATAGGGATTACTCGAAGTAGGTGCTTTTATCAGCTCGTAACCTTCGCGCTGTTCTTTTCCCCACATTTCATACATGAAAGCAAAGCCTTCGGGCGTTGATACGGCTGCAAGCGTATTAGGTGATCCGTCTGGTTTGCGCTCTCTAATCCGCCCAAGCATTTTAGTCCAAACCAACTTAGCCTGATCAACACGCAGCGTATCAGCTTCATCGATAACCGCGTCGGCTAATTGAAAACCAACTAAACGCTCGGGGTTGTCTGCTGACCTAAAAATAATCTGTGAGTTGTTTTCAAGTTTGATAATGGCGTCGGCTTTATTGAGATTATATTTTACGCCCCACTCATCGAGTATTTCTTGAAAGCGAGGGAATGCAATCAAGCGGATAAGGTCGTATGTCGGTTCGACAAATCCAAACGATAAACCATCATATTTAAGTGCAAGCAAAGCTAATCGAATGACAGCCGCTTGTGATTTGCCCGCGCCATAACCTGCCACCATAGCTGGGTGGATTGCTTCACTAAAAATGAAGTCTTCTTGGGGTTGAGTTAAATGTAATTTAATCTGTCTTGTTATCATCGCGTAATGCGCGTACTACGTTAAACGAATAACCGGCCGTTATTGTTGATTCTGCTTTAATTGACATTGGTAACACTTTACCAACCAATGTTAAAAATGCCGTAGGGTTTTCGTCAGCTTGCCTTGCTAAATAAACTTGCCCTCCTGCGTCATCTAATGCCCCTAGAATCATCTCTTTTAATTCTTTGGTGACTTTATTAGGCACACCTTTAACTCGTCCTACACCCCTATTTCCTGCCTTTTTTTCCATATTTCCCCCTACTGTGCGGAAACCCTATAAGGTATTTTAGCTTTTAAGCACATTCTAACCATTGTCAATATTGTCGGTTTTAATTCAACTGGTTCATTTGCAAATTTTAAACGATTTAAAACAACGTTTTCGCCTTTTGTTACCGCATATAAATTTTCAATATTAACGTTTTGCTTGTTGTCATCATAAAACTTAACAAGTGTTTCACCTGTTATTTCGCCATAATGCTGCTCATAAATCAATCGATGCTTTAATTTCCAGCGTTCTTTTTTTGTTCCTGCTTCAACCACTTTAACACGGATATACCCATGACTATCAATATGTTCATCGCCTAATGGTCGAGTGTTCCATGTTTCATTGCCTTTTTTAAATCGACTTTTTGATTCACCTGTTGATTCACCTGTTGATTTTTTAATGCCTTTATTCCAAGGTGTAAACCCTTTTTGAAACCGTCCGCTGTTCATTTTAAAATAGCAGATAGCTCTTTGCGTTCTGGGATGTCATTAATGCGTGTCTGTGCATCAAGAACTAAACGCGCATTATCCACAATTGTACGCGCAATAATCGTCAAACTTTTTGAGCGTTCTGCTTCAAAACCAAGTTTCTCAATGCTCAATGATTCTTCGCCCAACCTTTCAATTTGGGCGAATAAGTGATTGTTTAAATCTGTTAATGTATTTTTCATTCTCGTTCCTGTTTATTAACCATCAAAAATTAACCACTAGCACCGTGCCTCAAAATTATCAGAAATGAACCGGTGAAAACTGCTCCCGTCTTTTTTCCGTGCGAGAGGACACGTCTAGTGGCTAATTTTTCATGGTTAAAAAACCACCACGCCATAAACTGCAATGGGTGGTGGCCGTGTTTATGATTGATAGTTGCCGGTGCTGATCTCCGGCTTAGTCTGTTAAGTTGCATTCCCCTGCAACACCCTTGAACCATCCATCCCTTTGCGTAATCGTTGGGAATCGAACCCAAACTAGGAGCGAATCAGCCTTCGCATTAACTATCAAGTCATAACAGGTGAGGACTTACACCATAGAGCGTCAGTTGTCATTGTACCAATGACCGCGACCACCTTAGAGCCAGTCTGTTATGAATTCATAGTGCTTGTCTTTCCAAGCTGTCACCACCCACCCCAGTTATTGATAAATCGCTTAAAAGGATTTGCTGGAGTGGGTGTGGTGTAAAAAATTATTAACGATATTTTCCGTATAGTTCAATAAATGAAAAACAAACTAAATAAATTACCGCGACCAATATGGTTGGTGAAAATACCCACCACCATGACCAATCAATGACGTCGGTTAATTTAAGCACAATAAAAACAATTGTTAAAGTTGATAATTCGCTCATAGCACTACTTCACCGCTGTTTAGCATATCGCAAGCACGTAGAGCGCTGGATTGTGTTGAGAAAACAGGCGTTATATAGTTAATGTAACAATCAGTGACCCACCACCGTTTATCAACCGCGCTAAAATAAACAATGTACTTTTGCGCTGCGGTGTTTTGTTCGATTACATCATCCCCACACAGCTCATCCCTTAAAGCCAGCAACCGATTAAACTTACGCATTTCAACTGCTGCTCGTTCGGCTTGTTGCTCAGTTGGGCGTTCTAAGCCAGCTTGTTTTGTTTCTTCGTGGCTCGCACTCCACTTTTCAACTGCATCATCGCATTGGTTAATAAACCAACTTCCACCAACAGGCTCCCACTGCTTAAACTTAGCACCACCAACAGCTTGTTTCATCCGGTCTCGAATATTCTCCGCATAAGATTGCAATGCTTCAATCGTTGCCTCGGTGGTTTCTAACGCTTTTTGTAAATCGCTCATTTTATTTTACCCATAAAAAAAACCGCTCTCATGCTCTGGTGATTATTGCCGTGAATGATTGGCGGCTCAGAGTACAAAATCGGTTTTGTCTAATCACTCATCTTTTAACTGGCTAATCACAGCCACGGAAAACATTATACGCCTTTGCTTTTCATTATCAAGTTTTTTCACTATTTCCGGCAATTTGTGCGTATTTTGTTTTGTCCCAGTTTGCCTTAGTTTTGCCCTAGTTTTTGTCCTTGTTTTTTTCTTATATTTCATACTCTTGTCTTAGTTGTCTTAGTTATTATAAAAAATAGGTTTTATCATAAATCATGCTAAAAACAAAAAAAAACCGCGACAACCATGACAACTAAGACAAATCATTGATTTGCAAGTTGTATTTTGTTGTCGCGGTTTTAGATAACTATGACTAAGCTATGACTAAATGCGGTATTTTGTGC